CAAGACTATTTCGATAAAATGATAAGTAAAAAAGAACTTTATAAATATTTAAGTAATTATGGTTATGATAAAGAACAAGTAAATAATTTAATAAAGGAAGGTAATTATTAGTTGGAGGTAGGAAGACCCCCAAAGAAAGGGTAAGAGGGGGTCTTTCCTGACTATCTTTGAGAAGATAGTTATATACCTAGATATTGTGTTTAAACTTTACCATTATACTTTATCTTGAACTTATCTGCAATTTCTTTTTCAAAGCTAGGATTTTTTTCAACAGCTTCCCAATATTCCCTGACAATTCGGTCAATTTCTGCGTCAGAGATATTAATACTGTCTAAATAGTTCAATAAACTTTGCAGGGGGGGTAGCTTTGGAAGTTGCTTCTTGTTTCTGATTATTGCTTGTTGGTATCGGAAGTCAAAAGACTTCCTAGTTTTGTTAATAATATTGTGTATTAACTTTTTATTAGCCATATTCTAACTAGTATATATTTATATTATATCTTTATATCAGGTGTAATTATTTCACCTATCTAGGTGCAAAAGTTTCACCCTCACTGCTAGACCTTCCTAGCTTGTTTTAATAGGATGACCCCTTCTTCCTTTGCCTTTTCTAGCTTTCTTTTTTCGTACAAAATCTTTTGTTGCTTACTCATTTTAGTTCTTAATCGTAGGTTGTGCAAAAGGATTGATTGAAAGTTATCTTGTCCCCTGAATATGAACCTATTCGTATTACCTTTGCCTCTATTTTGCCATGTTATATACCCAAGCAACTGCAATCTGTCCAAATTTCTCACCAAAGTTTTAGACGATTTAAGCTTCAATCTTTTCTTTAGATACAGATGGCTAGGGGTACACCCTTTAGGAGCTGTCCTGAGCCTTCTAAGGAGCATTAAAAGGCATTTCTGAGTAGGTGTTAAAACCTGATCATCTATAAGCTCATGCTCAACTTTAAGAAATGGTTTAGCCATATAATTTTTTTTCTAGTCTTTGCATATTATCTCTTAAATTTTTACCATAGTTTTTTTGATGATCTATGTATTGTTCATCATCAATACTACATAAAAATTGATCATACTCTCCAAGACAATGTTTTAATATCTTTAATTGTTTCTTTGTTAACTTAATTGTTTTCATAATCATACCCTTTGTTATTAATATATACTCCAGACACATTGTTCTGTTATTATTATATACCCCAGACGCACTGTTCAATTTGGGTTGATTGTTATTTGTTATGTTCATATTGGGTCATTTCATCAAATATAACTGTTGTATTAAAACTAAAAGATATTCTTTCAGCATTATCATCATCACTAGAAAAAGGATAGACAATATGTTTCATATTTGCTGGAAATAAATAATAATCGCCCAAAATGGGTTGAACTAAATAATTAGCATTATTAAATATACTTTCAGACCCCTCACAAAACTCTATCCAACCCCCAACCTGATGATGTTCTTTAGAATGATTATAAGGTATCATTTTGGGTATCTGTAAATATCCAACACAAGATAAATCTGGGTTTAATGCTTTGTTAGAAAAATGGGTGTGTGTATGTAATGGATTATAATCGTTTGGTTTTTGTGTATTAGTCCATGCACTTTGAACTACACATTTTGCCATTTTATTATTTTTATAATGTGCTTCTACATAGTGTCTAATAATGTGATCAAAATATTTTTGCTTCCATTTTAACATAACTTCTGGGCTAATTAATAATTCCTTATAAACTTGTCCTGCAAGTCTATGACCAAAAGCATATTGTTTTGCTTTGTCTGGGTTTTGTCTTATGTCATAAAGGTCTTTTAAAAAATCATCTATTAATTCTTTTGGCAAAGTAGATTTGGCAATCGTTGATCCAAATGGTTTTAATAATTTACATTCTATTTTATCTTTCATTTTTAAACTCCGTAATTGGTTTTAAATTTTCAATGGGTACAGACCAAACATAAGGTCTTGTTGTAATATTAAAATTAGTCCAAGTTCCTTTCTTTCTTATATCTTTAGCAGAAATGTAGCCAAAAAATGTATATATTGGTGTTTCATCTCCTACTAAAAAATAATAATCACTTTCTTTATACCCTTGTCTTATGATAAGATTGTTGGTTTTTTTTGTCATAAGTTGCGATCTAACTTGTATGCTCTTTCCGTCAATATGTAAATCAGAACCTTTAAAATTATTTACTGAATGTGGAAAGTAGCTGTCCATTTTTTTTGCAAGTGCTTGTTCGCATATTGCACCTGAAACTGTCATACCCCATTGTTTATAAATATCAAAAGAAGCTCCATGACCCCAGCTTATATTCTGTCTCATGCTTTCTGTCTGTCGCAAAAGTCCTGTAATAGCAGAAGATAATATTTCTTCCCACTTTAATTCAATCGTTGGATAATCCATATATAGTGCAACCCTTAATTGTTATAACAACATCTTGTATATAACTTATAGCAATTCTAAAATTAATTGCAAATACATATTGACATCTATCTTTAAATAGTAAATAAGTTGTCTATGCCAGAAAGGTTTATAGATGAAGCTTGGATCAAAGGGGATTTCAAGAAAGCAACCATATCAGCAAGTCAATCAGCACTTACAGATAGTATATGGTTTATAAAATATCCTTTTGCATTATACGCAAAATTTAAACCACAAAAACCTAGTATAAGTTTTTTTGCAGGAACAAAAGTACATGGTTATTTTCAACAAATCATACAAAAGAAAATGAAGATAGAAGATGTTCAGCAAGATTTTAATAAAAGTTTAATAGAAATTGATTTAAGTGAAAAAGAAAAAGCAAAAGCTAATTTTATAAAAGAAAGAATTGTTCAATATGTGCAAAATCATATTAACGCACTAATAGAAATATCTAATAACGCACATCTTGATAAATGGAATTGTGAATTATTTTTTAGTGAATGGTATGATGAAAAATATTTTAGAAAACAATTAGGTATAGAAACAGAATTATATGTAGATTGTGCCTCTGAATTTTTACAAAAATTATCTGAACATAAAAATAGATTTGGCTCAGTTTATAAATACAAGGACAAGAAAGGTAATGAAAGTTGGAGATGGAGAAAGGCACAAAAAATTAAATCACCACAATTTACTCACTGCATACAAGAAGCTGTATATATAAAATCATTACCTAATTACAAACCACATTTAGTTTATGTAGATGAAGAAAACTACACCATATTTAATCAAGATAATTGTTATGAGTTAAGTCCAGCAGGATTAAAATATTTCTTTAATAAATATATTCAGATCAATGTAAGAAGACAAGAAATGTTAAGAATGGCAGATGGGGATATAAGAAAGTTAGCCATAATGATTGGGGTTGATTGGTCTGAAATAAGAAATAGAGAAAACAATCCTATACTTAACACTATACAAGAAGAAGACATACAAAAACTGGAGGAGTTTTATGATGGTCTGTGATGGTATTTCACCAGAAGATATAAAAAGAATTATAAACAGTAGGGTTCTTGAAAAGTTAATTAAGGACAAAGCTAAAGAAGTTTATGATGATGAAAAACAAAAAGAAAAAGAAGAAATAACTGGTAATGCGAAAGGAAAGGAAGGAACAATTTGACTAAAAACATTTATCAAAAATTAAAATCTGCTTCAGAGGAAGCAAGGATGGTTAAAAAAACACAAAAAAAAGGTGGAATGAATTTTAATCCATTGGAGCATGACGCAGTACAAGGTGTTGCTATGGAAGCTTTAATTAAAAATGGTTTATATCCATACTGCACTTACAAAGATTTCAATATACAAGATATGTTTGTGCAAACGACTTGTAAGATGACTATTGTAGATGTAGATAATCCTAAATCTTTTATAGAAATTGAAACTCATGCTATTGCAAAGACAGATAAATATGGTTCAGGAAACTGTATGTCTTACGCAAGAAAGTATGCTTTTTTAAATGCTCTAAATCTAAGAACAGGCATGAAAGATGATGAGGTTGAAGCAAAGGATAGTGAAGATGGATATAATGCTGATCCACTATACAAAGCAACAGCAAAAGAA